GATTCATGCGCAGGCTTGCGGGTGAGATGGTTGAGTGGAACAGGGGAACTTACTGTTACACGAGCAGGGACAGGCTTGCGCAGAGCATGATGAAAGAAGGTTTGCTAGAGTGTGTTGATTAAACACTAGGTTCCTGATATGATTTAGTTGAGAGGTGATTTCATGCTGAATTTTTTAGGACTTGGTGGTTTATTAAATTATAATACTTCCATACCTCGTGGAAACTCTATAATTTCACCTCCCCCTCCGCCATCGAACAATTCAGGTTTAAATTCTTTATCTGAATTTATTATAAATGCTCAAAAGGATCAACCATCTAGCGGAGTTCAAATTTTACCTCCCGGTTCAATGCACACTAATGATATGATGTCACATGATGTTTACGGAAATGTAAATTCAACAGAAAAACAATTTTTAAAAAAGCACGGTAAGCCATTTTCTGAAATGACACCAGAGGAGCAACAGGCCATTCAGAATCCTCAGCCATCTGAGCCTAGAAGTATGCAGGATTTAGTAAGCAGAAATTATTCTGTTAATCGTCAACCTTCTTATCAATCCTCTTCATTTTTTAATCCTATGCCTCCTATGCCTCCTATGTATTCTAATCCGTATGCTAATCCGTATGCTAGTCCGTTTATGGGTGGTCTTTCTATGGCTCCGCATATGGGTGGTAATTTTGGTATGTCTAGTCCTTTTGGTGGTTCTATGTATGGTGGTCGGATGGGCATGATGGGCATGGGTCTTGGGGGATGTCCTCCGACATACGGCTTCTAGTTGATTAAATTTTTAGTTGCTGTTAATGTGTGGTTAAGTTTATTGAGGAGGCTTGATTTATGGTAGCAGTAAAAATGGGCGGAATGATGCCCCCTATGGGCGGAATGCCACAACCTATGAATATGATGCCGCCTCCGATGCCTGTACCACCTATGGGTCAGCAAATGATGCCTCCGCAGCCTATGCCGATGCAGCAGGGTGCGGGTCCTGTTGCTCCACAGGCACGTTCGAATGCGGGTAGGCGCAAGCGTTTTGGTGATAGTTTAGAGAGTATGCTTTCGAGTGGACGCCAACCTGTGGCGTCTGATCAGATGGCTGGCATGAATGTCTTTACGGGTCAGATGCCTAGAAGACCGATGCCTAGAGGTCAGATGATGGGTGGCACGGCTATGCAGCCTCCTGTTCGCAGGATGATGGGCGGTGGTCCTGTTTCTGTACCTCGTGAGACTGACATTTATGGTCAGCCGCATATGTTGGCATATATTAATCCTGAAGAGGCAGATTTACTGCAAGGATTGGGCGGCATGGGGACTCCGGGTCCGGGCGGCGTTCCTCAGTATAACTGGTTTACTGATTTTATTAGTAATATAACTGGCGGTGGTAGTAGTTCTAGTTCTAGTTCTAGTTCTGGTGGCGGACAGGATAACAATCCTAATGCTGGTGATGGCGGTGGTCCTGCTAAAAATGCAAATCAGGTGTATGCTGATAGCATGAAAGCTGGTGGTGGAGGCACAAATTTGAGTGGTTCTGGTTCATCTGCGATGGCAGATTAAGTTGCTGCGCAGCAGGCTCAGACGCAAAAAGATGATGACCGTCCATCGTCTTCTAATGTATTAGACCCATTTGGTGGCGCTGGTCCAGATATTACACCTACTACAACATCAGATCCTTTAGATCCATTTGGCGGTGCTGGGCCTGATGTTACGTCTTCATCTCCTACTTATGGGATACCGAGCAATACTGAGGGTGATCCATTTGATAGACCGCCCAACACAGGTGTTGTGGGAGGTTATGACCCTATTGGTGGTGGTTCTGTTGATGACGTTGGAATAGGACAGCCCATTGGCGATCCCGGTGATGCGAGTAATATAAATATTTTCACAACTCCAATAGATATTCCTCCAGTTGGTGATCCTGATGATGCAAGTAATATAGATCTTCTTACGACCTTACCTGTTACTGGCGGTGACAACAACACGAGTCCGAACGAGCAAGAGCCGATTAATTTAGATCCAGTTGTTTACTATGATGATGCAGGGAACCCACATAGTTCACAAGCTGCTGCTAACGCTGCAAACGACAAAATGCGTGAAGATGCACAAAGGGCGGCAGAAGAGTCTGCGGCAGCGGCGGAAGCTGAAAGAATAAGAATGGAGCAGTTTGCACAGCTAGAGGCACAGGCCGCAGCGGATGCCGAAAGAGCGGAAGCTGCAAGAAGAAAAATTGCTCAACAGGCCGCAGCTAATCAGGAATCTAGTTTTGATCGTACTGTAGATCCTTTAACTTCAGATGCTAGTTATTTTGGAGATCTTGGTGGTAATCAAGTAAAGAAAGATGATCCTATGACCATGCAGGAATCTAGTTTTGATTATTCTAGTGACCCTATCAATGAAGGTCTAGGTAAAGGTGTATCTTTAGATAAGGAAGTAACCAAAACTGGCACTGGCGATGATGAAGAGAAAAAAGGCTTTATTGATCAGTTTAAAGATGATGCAAAAGAGTTTGGAAATAGTTTTGTAAATGACGTTCAGATGGGTATAGCGGCTGGTTTATTTGGTAGTAGAGCGACTAGATTTCAAAGATTAATAGATGCTGGATATAGTAAAGAGCAAGCTAATAGTTTCTTAGATCGAAGCGAACAAACCATGAAGGACATGATGGACAAGCAAGCTCAACAAAGCGCTCAAGACGATGATGGTGGTTCGACTCCAGTTGTAGATCCATGTCCAGAGGGCTTTAAGCTTGATTCTGCTTCTGGCATTTGTGTTCCTGTTGAGGACACTAGTGAAGATGACACTGAAGAAGACACTGATGAAGAAGAAGATACTTCTGATGATGAATTAAGCGGTGTTGTTACAACGCCACCTCCGCCTACGTCTTATTTAGATAATCCAATTAGGGCTATGAACAGGGGCGGTTCAGTTGGTTTAAATCGAGCGGCGGATAATTTCTTAGCGGCTATGGGTGGATAGCAGGGGTCTTACATGAATGACCTGAGTGACTTTACCCAGTATTTAACGGATGAAGAGTTAGCGAAAGTCGCTCCTATGTTGGAGCGGCTTAAAACTTTAGATGACAGGACTACCAAGCAAGAAAGCTTTATGACGTTTGTAAAGCATGTTTGGCCTCAGTTTATTGAGGGTAGGCATCACAAGATTTACGCTGAAAAGTTGCAAGCTGTGGCGGATGGCAAGTTAAAGCGGTTAATTATTAATATGCCGCCACGACATACGAAGTCTGAGTTTGCGTCTTATTTATTTCCCACTTGGTTAATGGGGCGTGATCCTACGAAAAAAATCATTCAGGCGACTCACACGGCTGAGTTAGCTGTTGGTTTTGGTCGAAAAGTTAAGAATTTAATTGACAGCGAGGATTTCAGGGATGTTTTTCCTGAAGTAAGTCTTGCGGGGGACGCAAAAGCGTCTGGTAGGTGGAGTACAAACAAGGGTGGTGAGTATTACGCTGTAGGTGTGGGAGGTGCGCTTGCGGGTCGTGGTGCTGATTTAGCTATTATTGATGACCCTGTGTCTGAGCAAGACGCTTTGAGTTCTACAGCGTTGGATAATATCTACGAATGGTACACATCTGGCCCTCGACAGCGTTTACAGCCCGGTGGTGCGATCATAATTGTTATGACAAGGTGGTCTATTCGTGATTTGACGGCGAAAGTTTTGCAAAAGCAGAGCGAAAAGGGCGCTGATAAGTGGGAAATTGTGGAATTTCCTGCAATTATGCCGTCTGGCAAGTCTTTATGGCCTGAATTTTGGACTTTGGATGAATTAGAGGGGGTAAAAGCCTCTATTCCTGTATCTAAGTGGAATGCGCAGTATATGCAGAACCCTACGGCTGAAGAGGGTGCGATAATTAAGCGTGAATGGTGGAATTTGTGGGAAAAAGACGAACCCCCCAACTGTAGTTACGTTATACAGAGCTATGACACGGCATTTAGCAAGTCTGACAGGGCTGATTACAGTGCTATTACGACTTGGGGTGTGTTTCACAGGGAGGAAACTGGGGAAGATCACATTGTTTTGTTGGACGCTGTTAGGGGGCGTTGGGAGTTTCCAGAATTAAAAACTGCAGCACATGAGTTGTGGGAAGAGTTCGATCCTGATATGGTGCTTATAGAACAAAAAGGATCTGGTATGCCATTGACACAGGAATTAAGGCGTATGGGAATACCTGTAACCCCTTTTACTCCGGGTAAGGGGGCTGACAAGTTTACCCGAATGCACTCATGTGCGCCTGTATTTGAGAGTGGTATGGTGTGGGCACCAGAGATGAATTTTGCTGAAGAAGTGATAGAAGAATGCGCTTCTTTTCCAAATGGTGAACATGATGACTTGGCGGATTCGATGACACAGGCTATACTACGTTTTAGGCAAGGTGGTTTTATTACGACTCCGAGTGATTATGAAGACGATGATTTAATGTATTCTCGTAGAAGAAAGGAATACTACTGATGGCTAATAAAAAGAAAAAAAGACCAACTACAGATACTCGCAATATAGCGCAAAGATTTGGAGGCATGACAATAGCCCCTTACATGCTTAAATTGCTAGGATATGATAAAGCAGCGGATGTAGTAGGTTTTCCTAATTATTTAGAAAAAGAAGAAAAAATTCACGAAAGAGGAATGCGAAAAGAAAGAGAGGACATGCAGGGCAGAAAAAAAGGCGGCGCAGTTCGAGCCATGAAAAATGGTGGAGCAGTTATGAAAGGCCGTGGGCCGAAATTCAAAGGACAATCATAGGAGATTGATATGGAGAACTCAATAAGACCAAAAGCTAGACCAAAGAATTTTGGAAGAAAATCTGCAATAAAAGCTGCTATTGCAAAAATTATGGGTGAAGATGATGATCGTCAACGTGCGATGGATCGAGCAAGTATGTTGGAAGCTCTTGAGGCTGGTGAAATGGGTATGATGTCTGATGCAGACTTAGCTCGTTTACGCAGGGATTTAGGTATGAAGAGTGGTGGAGAGGTTAAGAAAATGAAAGATGGTGGTTTAGTTGGTGGTCAAGTAAAGCTTGATAAAAATAAAGATGGTAAAATTTCTGGCGCTGATTTTAAAATGATGGAAAAAGGCGGTGCTGTTAAGAAGATGAAAAGCGGTGGTGCTGTTTGTCGTGGCGCTGGTGCGGCTATAAAAGGGACGAGGTTCTCAGGGGTTAGATAATGACAGCTATTGTCAAAATAGATTTAAAAGTTCTTAGTTCAGGTATTAATCAATCTGTTAATGAGCTTGAAGAGGTTGGAGCGAAGGATGATGGAAACCTCCCAGTCCATTTTAGTCGCTCCCTTGCGGCGACTCAAGGTCGAGTGGACTTTGCTCCAACACAAAAAGGTAAATAGGTATGGCTATTGAAAGAGATGCAGGTCCGGGCGGTATTATAGGCCCACAACTTCCAGAGGTACAACCAGATGAGGTTTTGGTTGAGGGATTACCTAAAGATCCCGGTGTTTTTGAGTTTGATGATGGATCTGCAATTATTGGGGAGTATGCAGAGGAAGAGGAGGTACCACAAATATCTCACGATTCAAACCTAGCTGAATTTATGGATGATAGTGATTTAGGTCGTATTTCTTCTGATTTAACTGGTGAGATTGATGACGATATATCTTCTCGACAGGACTGGCAGGATACATATAAGCGCGGTTTAGAGTTTCTTGGGATGCAGTATGAGGACCGTGCAGAGCCATTTGAGGGTTCTTCTGGCGTTATTCATCCGTTATTGGCAGAAAGTGTTACACAGTTTCAGGCGCAAGCATATCGTGAAATGTTGCCTGCAAGTGGACCTGTAAGAACGCAAGTCGTTGGTGCGCAATCAGAGCAGCTTATTAAGCAGGCAGAGCGTGTCAAGGATTATATGAATTATATGATTACTTACGAGATGGAAGAGTATGATCCTGAGATGGATCAGATGCTATTT